GTTGCCTCTTTAATAATTTTAGTATCTGAAGAAGTATCCACAGGAAAAACTGCTTTTGTATATGTTGGTTCATATGTGACATATGTACTAGAAGTATTAATAACATTTTTATTTAATAAATTATAACCACCAGCAACAGCATCTACAATATTAACAGAATATCCTTCTAAATCATTTTCTGGAAGTTTTAATTTAAAATTTCCATCTTCATAACTTAAATACATAACCCCCTGATAAAATATATTTTGAACTCCACTTTCAGTTTCTATAACTCTACCAATAAACCCAATAGCATCTAAATAATCAATTTTAACAAAATTTACATCATCAATTTTATTTGTGACACCAGGAGAAATTGTCTTATTAGATACAATAGAAACAGCTTCAACAAGATATCCTTCTTCAAAATCACCATAGCCGTCAGTATCTAATAAAACTCTATTAATACCGCCAGGATAATAAGGATCAACTTCAGTATCTGAATGTATTTTAATAGCTTCATCAGTAGCTAGTTTTAATGCAATTGATAATTTATCAACAAAATCATATTTACTATAAACATAATCAATAGTGGCCAAACCATTTCGAACTAATATTTCTTGTATATAATAATAATAATCACCATATTTAATAAAGAAATATGTTAATTTTCTATCATAAGCATCAGTACCAATAACAATGTAAGCAAGACTACAAGTGCCACTATGAGCATTAATATAATCAGAAATATCTGTCATATAATAAGTAGCATAATTACCCCACTTGTCACTTAAATTAAGATCATTTGAGTTAATTTCTGGTGTATTAATTGTTAAAAATCTATAACCAATATTGTCTTTGTAAATAGTATCACCATCATGTACTTCATACTCAGTCATAATATTAACATTATAATTACTTAAATCATAAGGTTCAAACTCATAGTTTACACCAGTAGCATTACTAATCTTTAATGCGTGGCCATGTCCTAAAGAAACAACACCAAAATCATCAGCAGTAATAGAACCATTATCTAAACGAACTAATTTTAAATAAGGATCTTTACCATCATCTTCATAAGTTAAATTTAAAATTATAGATTCATATTCAGAAGTCATTATTTCTTGTTCTTGATTATAGTCAGTAAAAGTAATACTAAATCCAAGATAAGAGCATACTTTAGGAAAAGTAAAATCATAACTAAACAAAGCAACACCAGTACTGTCCACAACACCGTCTAAAGATTCTTTAAAAATAGTATGATCTAAATCATTGCTATACAAATCAACCATATTATTTATTAAAGAAGTAGTAGGCTCTTCAACATCATTTGGAGTTGATGGTGCTTCAAAAACACATGTTTCATCATTTAAACCTTCACTGTTTCTAGAATGTATTATTATAGAATCATTTGCAAATTCATTATAATCATAATTAGCAACAATTTTATTAATATAATCTTCTTCCGTAACAGTATGTTTAAAATTAATATAATGTTGCTTATTTTTCGATTGATTAAAAGATACTGGATAAGTATGTTTACTTAACCCAGTTCCAAAAGAGTTCGTTATTTTAACAGGAACTCTAGGTACAATAGAATCACCAACAGGAGCTATGTCAAAGTTATTGAGAACTTTGGTATAACCCTCTGGCATCTCACTAGAGGTGTATAACATACCTTTATTAAATATTTGATTAGTGTATATTTGTTTACCACTACCCTTAGTCATATTTTTCTTTGACATATCAACCTCCTTTAATTATTTATCACCATTAAACACAATTTCTGTGTTACCAAAAAATATTCTTGTAACTTCTGTGTTACCAAAAAATATTCTTGTAATTAATATATTACCAAAATACATAATTATTTATCTCCATTTCCATAAAACATATATATATAACCATTGTATTTAGTTACCATAGAAGCATTGTACACAGTAGCATCTAATAAAACAAACACAATTCCAGTATGTGGATTATCAGATGTTGGTGGAAGAAGAAGTGCCACTGGTGCGACATCATTTATATAAGTTCTTATTTTAGCAGTGGCAGTTTTTAAATTATCTAAATTAGACATTTGTGCACCTCCTAAAATACATAATCAATAGCATTGCACACATCAGTTGACAAAGCATCAACTTTAGTTTGGGCAGCAGTTGCAGCATCAGCTGCAGTTACAAAACCAGCATTATTAGTATACACACTAAGATTTTTTGGAATATTAATAGTAAGAACAGACCCAGTTATACTTGCACTAACAGTTGAAACAGATGTAGTAAAATTAAATTCTACACTCTGAACAGTAGTATTGAAAAGAGTCATAATACCAGAGGCATTATCATTAATCCTAACTCTATTGGCAGCTCCATCACTACCTTTATAAGCAGAACTAGAACTAGTTCCTATAGCTAAACTTGCAGATATTTCAACAAATTGGTAAAGGTGGTCATCACCAGTACCAAAATCGGCCATTCTATAAGACTTATTATTACTTGTTGAATAATATATAGATGTAACAGCTTGGTCAATAGTAAAATTAGTTCCGTCGTGTTCAGCATTAGGGTTAAGCATATTAGCATTAACATAAGTGACCATAGCGGTACTACTTCTAGATGTTGTATCAATAGCACTCATAGCTATAATATCATCAATTGAAGCTGGTAAAAAACTTACATCAATTTTTGATGATGAATTTAAAGGGACGAGTCCCCTTGCCTCACCAACATGTAAAAAGCTAATGGGTATTTTTGAATTAGTATCTAATGGTGCAAAACCACCAACACCATGACTATCTTTTCTTAAATATGTGTCAATTATATTATTGTTACTTCCATCACCGATTGCTTTTTTAACAGCAGTTGGTGTGGAACCATATACTTTATTGTTTAAAGCTGTATTTGCAGCACTTGCGGCACTTGCAGCACTTTGTGCACTAGTAGCAGTAGCTTGTGCAGCAACAGCTGCAGCTTGTGCAGTAACAGCTTTTCCATCAGCAGTCACAGCTTTTCCATCAGCAGTTTTAGCATTATTTATAGCTGTCATTACACCATCATTTAAAGTAGATTCTGCTGCAATTCTAGCAGTGTTTTTATCATCTATATAAGTTTTTATCTTAGCAACTGATGTTTTTAAATTATCTAAATTAGACATTTATTTCCTCCTATGAATTTATAAATATTTTATTTATTGTGCCTACTAAGTCAACATTTTGATAAAACGGTAAAATAATCGTTTTAGTAATAGATGTTTTATTATTTAATGTTATAACATCTACAAGCTCAGTATCACCTTCTGTATTTTTTGTAAGAACAAACGAATGTCCTACAATTTTTATATCTTGGATCAAATTTAAAATTTGAACCTCACTTCCAACACCAGGAGTTTCTTTAATATATAAATTTAAACAAAAAATATCACCTGGTTCAACTTGAGAATATATAGTAAAACTACCATAAGTAGTTGTTCCTGTTTCTAACATACCAATTTTTTTAGCAATTGCAACATTGTCAGAACTTAGTACAACACCAATAGATTGTTCTGAATTTAAAACAGTACCATTTGTGTATTGATATGAATAGTACAATTGTGCACCATTTCCTAAATCAATATTAATAGGCAACCAATCACTAGGATTAACAATAACACTATATATACTTTTATCATAATCAGTAATAACCAGTTCATTAGTAGATGAGTATGTTACATTTTCTAAATCATCAAAAGATTCTTTTAATGTAGCTAAAGAAAAATCTTGATCTGCATTTTGACTATCTATATATGCTTTGATTTCTTCAATATTTTGACTAACAATATTATTATTGTTACTATTAATGCTATTATCAACTCCGACACCTCCTACAACAGTAGTAGGGACTGTGTACCCTTTTATACGATTTGAATTATATGACATCTGTCCCACCATCCGCATATGGATTAACCACAATACCAGTGGCATTGTTTTTAGCATATTCTTTACTACCACTAAAGGATGGGATATCATAACAAGAATAATCAATTTGTTGCCAAGACTTTAAAAAATCATCAGCTTTATTATTAAAAGTATAATATTGTTGTTCCAACTCATCTTCCTCCTCTAAAAACAAAGCAGTTGCTTTATATATAACACATTGTCTCATATGTCTGTCTGGAAAAACAGTATAATCAAACACATCATAATAATCACTAAATGTTTTTGAAGGATCAAGTGCATTTAGTATATCATAAACTTTCCAAGTAGTAGTGTCTTCATCATATGAATAGTACAAACTATCTGTTAAATTATAATAAATAGCCCCATTAATTTTTTCTAAAGAATCGTCACTTATAAATTCACCCTTATAAAGATCATTATAAATTAAATCATAATAAGATTTATTATTATAATATTGTTCTGAGGGTGTCATAAAATTAGTTCTTAAATATGTATTTATATAATCAACTGCGTTATTAATATAAAAATTAATTTTATATGGTTTAATAGCAAAACTAGAAGAATTGCTACACAAAGTTGATATATTTTCTTGTATCTCTTTAAAAGTCATTTTTATCTCCTTATAAACAAATAGTGGTTAGTAGCTGAACTACTAACCACTAATAAGTTAATTTTGATCTATTTCTCTAGTGTTTTCAGTATTTGCATGTTCAACCTTATAATCTAAAGCTCTCATACGTCTTTCAATTAAACGAATATAATCATTATGTAACAACTTCATTTTTCCGTCTGTCTTAACGTGTATAGTACATCCGTTAATAGTAACAACGAAACTAGGTTGGTACTGTTTATAAATTGTTGGTATGGCGAACATACGACAATTTACATGATTTTGAAGATCATTTCTAATTTTTGCAGCATAATCTTTTTGATTATCCCTACGTCTATTTAGATTTTCATCCATTTTTACTCGAATTGTAGAAGCATTTTCATGCTCAGTACCAACACTAACTGTTTTTTTATTACCTTTGTCTATTGCTTTGGCAACAGCGTCACCAAGTTTATTATAATCAATAGAACTAGTATTTTTTTCTTCTAACATATTTTCTCCTTATTTGTAATAAGAATTTACTGAGAAATGATTATCTATCTAACTGCAGTTTTAACGTAAGTATAAACTGTTTTGTCTTTACCAGTTAAATTATTAAGAACATTATCATCATCATAATGTTTGTCATAATCGTCAGCTACTAATACAGCTGTAGCGTAAGCTTGTTCTGGTACAAATATAAATTGTACAAGAGCTTCTGGGCGAACGCATGTAAATCCTAATGTGTTTATTTTATAACCAATAGATTGACGTTGGTTAATTGGATCTAGCACACCTGCTGATCCTGCTTCTTTTACAAAAAACTTTGCTCCAGATTGTCCAGAGATTCCAGTTTTTATCATATGATCTTTACCAAACATAAATGATCTGTGAACAGGTAATTGTGTCCAAGCTTGAGAAGCTAAATCAGTATCTCCTGTTGTAGTAAGAGCACCTGTTAAATTTTGAATAACACCATCTGTATCTTTGTATGTGATATATAATTTACCAGCTACTTCAGTATCAGGTTCTGCAACAAGAGTTCCAGTAATATTAGACAAAATAGAAGTTGTATCCCATCTTACTAAATCTGGAATATAAGATCCATCTTTAAGATAAGATCCAGCATCATTATGTACCACTCTCATAGTACCATCATCAATATAATTTAAGTAAAGTTCAGTTCCACTTGGAAGAGTTTTACCAGTAATTGGTGTAATTTCTCCATTTGTAACTGCCATTAATCTAAGTGCATAAGCATCTGCTCCACTTACTGTTTCTAGATACTCTCCTGGATTAGAAATTTCTGTATATCCATAAGCGTAATCATCCATCATAGTCTCTTCAAATTTTAAACCGAATAATTCCATTGGTTTACCAGTTACAAATGGTGTAGCTGTATTTGTTACTTCCATATATTTAAGTACTAATGGATCACTAACTAAATCATAAATATGTTCTGGTGAACATATAATAGTATAACAACCATTAATAGGATTAACTTGTAAACGTCTAAATTTAAGAGCTTGTAGTCTGTAATCATTAATACCAACTTTATCACCAAGTGTTAAATGTTTAATAGAAGCTTCATTATTTGCATAAGTTTCACCACTAAAGAACATCATTTCTTGACGACATAATCTTTCTGCTGATCTAACAGCTAAAGTTCCCATTTCGATAGTGTAACGTGCAATAATATCATCTATTAAATTAAACTCTACTCTATCGGAAAATTCCATATAACGTCCATATTGACAGAATGTACCAGTAAATGACTCACTAGAAACTCTATCTGACTTTGGAATTTGTCCCTCAGCTAATGGAACAGTATGTTCTGTTAAACCACCCCATCTTCTAAGTAATAATTTTGAATTACCCTTAGGTACTTCTCTTGCTGTACAATATTTTAAGAATACATTATTTTCAGAACCTTGTCTAATTGTGTCTAACAAAGTCTTATCATAAAACCATTCTATAAATCTTGCTCTTTTTGTAGCTTCCTCTACACTTGCTAAAATACCATTATTGGCATCCGTAATACTGTTAATGCCACCTAAATCTACTAATGCTTTAAAATTAGTCTCTGGGGCAACTTGATCATACATATTTGCTGCTAAATCTGCCATTTTTTAATCTCCTTATTTTTTTAAATTAAAATGAGCACGAGATAACTCTACTAAATCCTCTATACCTTTAGTATCACCTTGGTTAACAATAGCACTGCCAGCTGGATGAACCATATTTGGAGCTGATTGCTGACTTTGTTTTAATTCAGCTAATGCAGCAGCTTTTGCTTCGGCACGAGCTTCTGCTACTAGTTTATCATAATTGATAGCTCTATAAGCAGATTCTATATCGACTCCTTGATTCAAAATATTAATTCCTCGATTTTGAGCTTCTTTAGCGAACGCAACCATCTCTTTATTAGTAATATTAGGGTATTTACTTCTAAAAGTTTGTTCCTTAATTTTAAAACCATCCATAATTCTAGCTTGTTTTAATTCTGCCAACTCTTCTTGTTGTTGACGTAAACTAGCTTGTATTTCAGGTGAGATTTTATTTCTAATTGCATCTGCATTATCTTGCTGTTGTTGTAATCTGGAATTAAGTTCTTCAACAGAACATCCTTCTCGTTTTGCCATAAGTGCCAAAGTCTTTTGGGCATTGGTATTAGATTCTTTAATTTTATTATACTCGGTTCTAAGTGTTCTAAGAACATTATTGTCCTCAGGTTCTTTGGTTGTAACCACTGGTGTATTAGGATCGACCTTTGGTCCAATTGAATCTTGTGATGGATTAATAGGTGCTTCTATTGGTTGATCAACTGTTGGTTGTTCAACTGGAGCTAAACCTTCATCTTCTAACATAAATCTGCCTCCTTAAGTAAATCAACGTGCACTGGCGAAATGCCGTTGTATTATCTCAACTATAACGTAGTTGGCACGTTTTTTATAACAGACTAACCTTGTTGGCTAGCTTGAACTGAACCAGCTTGAGCACCGCTGTCTGCAGTGTTACCTAGAGCTGTTTGTTCCTTTTTTATCTTTCGTTCATTAGCAAGCATATTAACTGCTTCTTCTGGACGAACCCCTTGATCAACAAGACCAGCATAATTAGTGATTTCAGATCTAATATCCTCAACATCATCTTGCATTTGCTCGGCTTGCATTCTTCTAAGTATTTGATACTTCTGTGGAAATTGTTGAAATTGTAACCATTCAGTAACGCTAATAAGAGCAGGATCATATTTGTATTGCATTTGTTGTGCCATTAATTGGTTTGCTACATCGGCCATTCTGGCCATATTCTTAGGCAAACTTGGTGTAACATCACAAGTAAAATCAAATTTAACATTTTCTTTTCTTAATCGTTCAAATGGAACAGCTATTATATCCCCAAAAGTTTGGTCTTTGTTAACTCTAGGACACTCTCTATCAACAGAATGTTCTAAATACATAGACAAAACTAATTTAGCTATATCTTTAGTATATTTCTGTAAAGCAACTATACGTGAATTGTCACTCATAGTCAGCCTTTGATTAAGAATATCCATACCACCAGTAGTTTGTACACTATTAGTGTCCCTACCAGTATATTGGTCATCAACACCAGAAATTCTTTTAATAGATAATTCTAGTGATTGTTTAGTTAAATGTCTATCTGCAGGTAACTCAGGAGGGTCAACATATCTTACAACATTGGCTGGATCTCCTTCAACTATCCATAACTTATTTGGACTATTTCCTTCTCTAGCAAATGTTTCTTCTGGTAAACCAGCTTTTCTAGAAATGATCTTAGCACGATCCATACTAGAAGAAATAATTGTAGAATCAATAGCATTTAACACATTAAGTGTAATTACATTATTTAAAATAAGTCTAGTAGTAGGTGTTCCATAAGGATCATCAACTGGCTTATTACAATACAATATAGCTATAGGAAACATACAAGGTTTAATATTTTTATGACCCAAAATATATTTATCATTTAAGATCCATATTTTGTCAATATCTCTACCATGTTTATAATAGCAAGTAGTGAGCTTAGCTTTACCTTTACCACCACCATTATTTGAACTGTTGATATATCGAGCAATATCTTGTCCATAATTTAAAGTGTCATCTTCTTTAGTTTGTTTTTTAATCTCTTTAATTCGTTCACTAAATGATGCTTCATTTTCAAGCTCAATTAGAGGAGTCTCCTCAACTAAAAATACAGCTCGACCTTTTTGAAAATCACTAACACAAGGATCTAAATACAAACCAAGATTATCAATAACTTTTGTTTCAACATCACCATTGATCAACGTGTCTCCTCTTCCATTAATAATATCAGAATTCCAACCGATTTCAATTGCACCAAAATTCTTTAGTGCTGCATTATTACCCATAACGACTTGATCTTCATCAAGACCTAAATTAGATAAAGTGTAATCAAGAAACTCATTAACTGAATTAGCAACGGCAGTATCTTTTTTTGCTCTAGGAAATATGTTCGCTCTATAGGAACCAACATAAGTACTATTAACATAATTTGTTTTAACATAATTGATCCAATTATCATCTGGTTTAACGGCATATGCTGGAATAGTACCTTTACCGATAGTGTCCCAGAATGTGCCTCTATCAAGAGAATCTAAAACTTTCCACATATATTCATACTTTTTTCTTCCAGTATCAAATTCACCAAATAAAGAGATAAGAGTAGCTAATGTGTATCCAAGTTCTTTTTCTTGTTTTGAATTAACATTCACATTTTCCATTACTTATCCTCCTTTATTTTTCCTGTGTTTAAAAATTGCTCCGTGCGTGAAAAAGCCGAATTAATGACCTCATCAGCGTTTTTAGTGCTGGAATTAAGTTCGTCATTATTGATCACCTCCTTTTTTGCAACTGCAATATGTTGGGTACTAATTTTTTCCATACTTTTTAAATTATCTTCAAGTATAGATTTATCATTTTTAAGTGCTCCAAATTTTACAATACAATATAATATTAAATCTGCAATAAGATATAAAGTTAAAACAAAAATAAGAAATGCAAATGAACAAAATAATATACTTGTTGCAGGTGCTAAATCAGAAGTTAGGAAAATTGTCATTACTGTTAAAATCATAAATATCTCCAAATCTACCATTGTCCACCTTTGGTTTAGTTTTTTCAAAAAGAGGACAATAAGGATTTTCTTTTCGTTCAGCTGCAATATGTTTATGAACAGAGTTATAATTAATAGGTTTACCAGTACCATCATAGGCAGCTGATCTTAACCCTTTCATATCTGCAGGCAATTCCATAACTAAAAATTCTAAAGCATTAATTGCATGGTTGTTTTTATCTATAGGCTTATCACCTCTAGAACTACCGTCAGCTGTTCGCTCTGGGAATTTATAGTTTGTGATCTCTTTGTACAAATGAGTACAAGTCTTAAATATATAAATGGTTCCTTTATCGATCATTGTGTTTAATTGCATAATACGTGCATCTAAGTCCATTTTAGCTGGATTAAAATAGATACCTTGTTCTGCATATAAATCTCCAATAGTCTTTAAATTGAAATCATTTCTTTTATTAATTGACCGTCCATCCATAACAGGAGGGCAGTACATTTTACCAGTAGGAATATTTGTTTCAAATGCTTTCCAATACATATTAGCAACGTGTTCATAATTGTTATCACTGATATAGGGTTCATCACAGAATATGTACACATGACCAGATTTATCATCAATAGCTCCCCACATAAATGCGGTAGGATCTCTAACACCATAATCGGCTGCTACAATTCTGTCCCAACTGTCTGGAATAGGAATAGGATCTATAAATCTTGACATAACATTCGGATATACCATACCCTCTGCATAATCAAATGATCCTAACAAATAACGTCTAATCCACCAATCTGGTTTATTTTTACTCAAAGCGGATATAAAATCCTTTGGTAGAAACTTATTCAGATGTGTTGGAAAGATATAAGAAGCAAAATTTGTGTCAGGATCTGAAACATAATAATGTTGATGTTCATCTCCTGTATAAATGTAGCTACTTTCTAAAAGGAAGCTGTCTCTGATCCATCCAACGCTTGGGTTGGACTCAATGAAACAACGTCTCCAATCGGCTAAGAACTCAAACGAGTCTTCTTTTTTGTTATAAATCTTATTTCCATTTTCATCAGTGGCTACAAGAACTCCAGCAAAGTTTCTTAAACGAGCTTGTAACTGTACAAATATTTCATGATCAATAGCTGATGCCTCTACAATGTGTGTTCTAGAAACATTCAATGATCTCAATAATTCCTCATCGTAAAATGATTTTATTAATAGTGTGTGCCCATTAATTAGGACATACCTTTTTTTCTGTTTGTTTTCTCTAAGTACAAACTCAGCAGGAAAATCTTCACGAAACTCCTTCTCATATGTTTGTTCTACTTGGGATAATACAGCCGATCCTACGATAGTGGTACCAGCTGGAGTTGAAAGCATATGTTTTTCATCATCTTTCAATGTGCAGCTAGTCTTACCAGAACCGTATCCACCAAAAACACCAACGTCTCTATGTGGGTCCTTATGGACAAGACGTTGATGTTCTTGGGGAACGTATGTATCAACAAAAGTAGAACAATTAAATTTTGTACACACCATCCAAGACGTACTCAAACCACCCTCTAAATTAATAGCGGGGGTCATATCGGACCCGCATGTAGGACATTTTAATTTACTTTTGTTGATTATTATCATTTACAGTAATCCCCAGACTTCCCAATTGTTATCAAAAAGTTCGATCATGTTCTCTTTCCAGGGAACTTTACCTTTTGCACTGTCCACATATAAATATGGAGCAGTCATTTTGGAATTTTCATCAGGGTATTGTATTCTAATACGAGTTCTAGGGTTCCAATTTGGTAACCTCATAAATAACTCGTTATATTCATCTTTTCTTAAAGTCTCAAATGCGTCAGAAAAACTTTGTTTACTTTTCATTTTATAACCAGGATCTAAAATTTGGATCATTTCTTTACCTCCTCAGGTTTTTTAAATTTGATTGTAGTTTTTGCTTTTCTAGCTTTAACTATATCCACTTTTTGTTTAGGAGTTAGAGCCATTTTAGCTTTTTTATCCAATTCTTTTAATAAGGCTTCAGGATCTTTTTCATATAAGTCAACATGTTCAGGATAAATCCTATTGGCAAAACCATTAGTAGTAAGTACTAAACGATCATACAAATTGGCTCTAAGATCTTTGTCTATTGCAGTATCATTTGCAGGGTTTTGAATTTTGGATTCTGTTTGATATACAGTTTGTAAGAATATATCAACTATACCAAATCCAAGAGATAACAATTGATCACAGGTAACATCAGCTTCAATGTCGGTGAATATTATTTTACCAGTTTTTAAATTATAATTAACCGTAAAATGTTTATCATCTTCGTTTATTTTTTTAATTTCCATAAAGTCTCCTTCTACCCTTTAATTATACTATTAAAAAAAATTAGAGTCAAGTTTTTATAGGAAATAATTGAAAAATAAAGGTAGGGGGAGGGTATATTCGAGGTATGGGAGGGGTGTATGAACTAATATACGTAGTATATTATAGGTGTAGGGGACGTTATAAACAAAATTAAGAACCTACCCAGGGTCATATAACAATATATGACAGTCGTTTATTAAATCATATAACCAAAGGAGGTGAGATATATGATAACAATCCAACACATCACATTCACTTGTGATCGTAATGGTGTAGCTGTATGCAGATTAGGTATGAGTGATGACACTCGTATGGATCTATACACAATAGCTGAGCTTGTAGAAGCAATGCATTGTGTACATGCACGTACACTAAACCAATTGATTGGCAATCCTCTACTATGTAATGAAGACATGGTAGACGATAGTTTGCCAACAATTGAAGAACTAAATAAATAAACGTAATACACCTTATGAAAGGAGGTTATGATAAGTATTACATATCAGTATTGGAATTGTAAGCTGCTGTTGTAGACATAGTTAAGCTATGCTATTAAAGAAATAAAGAGGAAAATAATAATGAAAAAATTATATAAAGGGGCTAAGATGGCTATCTTAGCAATCAAATCACTAATCACAGAAAATGTAGAGTTTATTAATACATTATTAATCAAACAAAATTTACCAGTACTAACTGGTAAAGAACTAAATGAGGTACTACACCTAACAGTCAAATATCCTAATAAGATATTAGAAATCTTAGTTGGGGCATACAACATATCTCATGAATGTAAAATAACATTAAATGGTGTATATGTGGATTTAGATAAATTCACCTATACTAGCGGAAATATGGTAATTATGGAAAGTTGGTTTTTGGACCGCTTCCATAACGAATTAAACTATGGTGACATAACTACTGTTAAATTAATAGCAAAGCTATTAAAGAAAACAGAAGTTGTTAAGTTTGAGTATGCGGATGCTAAGGTAAATCCGTATAGACCTTACGAGTTACCTCAATCTCCTTATTTAGGAGGAGACGAGAGAGAAACAGGGGAATACACTATATATAGCCCATTGGATGGTATCAAACAAAAATTCATAGTGTTGTGTTTGGATGTAAACACAATAAAGGGTATTAACTTACCCTACTGTGATAAGGTTCCAAACACCTTATTTACCATTAGTGCCATCGCCAATAGACGAGTATTAATTGACAATATGTGTACATTATGGGATGCACATTATACAGACATGTATAATGATATTCCAGTATACAAGTATGGCAAATTGGTCAAAAGACCAATCAATAAAGTACTTGTAAATGAATATTGCATTAATCAGTTTGGATGCAATATGAAAGATCTGTTTAAAATTGCTGAAACCAATAGAACAGTTGTCAATGTTATAAAATATCTAAAACCACACGTTAATTGTTTCAAACGTGTAACAACCGACATAAGCTTGTACCAACAAGTAATTAATTATTTGAAAGGAGAAGCACGAAATCAAACTGAAAAGGAATTCAAAAATTTCTTTAAAACAATAGATTTCCATAAAAATGACTTCTATGAAGCTATTAAAATAATCTATCAAAATAATGAATACATTCCAAAAATGTATAAAGAAGAGGTTCTATCATTAGAACCTAAATACATATTGTATAATATGTATAATGCAGTACTTGATTTTACCAATGAATTGGTAAATGGCAATGTATCTTTCTTTGAAGATACAAACGCTTTGATCAACAGTAGAGCGAATTTATATTCGCCTATTGAAGACGAAGAAAATTAGAAAATAATATTAAAGACAATAGGTTATTAACGTAACCTATTGTCTTTTTTTTATGTAGTTTCGTATGACCTATAATGTTCTAATGTTTAATATTATTTTCGTGTATGTGTTTTTTTCATTTTATCCTGAGTGTTATTTTTTAATTAAATATAGAAACTTAGAGTGAATTGAGAAGATCGAGACACGTGTGTTTTTTTTCATTTTGCTCTTAGTGTTATTTTTTAATGAGAAATAACAAAGTCCTAATTAAATACAAAGGAGGTATTACAAATGGGATTATTCACAAATGCAATGGATCCGAAAAGGGTCATTCAAAGTAGACTTCAGGGTGGACAAACTTCTGAAGGTGTTGTTAAGAGTGCGGAATTAGTAGAGGGTAAAAAGGAACACATTGAAGTAGTAGTTGAAGTTAAGGACAACAAAGATGTTAAAATTAATTTCTATACTGAAGATGCTCTTTTAGATATGTTGGATAATGTAGGAGTTGTTAATGTTCAATCTCTTCCTAAAACTAAAGTCCTAGTTAGTGCTAGAGACACAGAGTTTAATGGTCAAGTTTACATTAACTACTCTATCTCGAAACCTAAAACTGAGGCTGAGAAAAAAGCCGAAAAGGAAGAAGAATTCTAAATCAAATTTGAGGGTGTCTACGGATGCCCTCATTTTTTTATTGGTATGATGTGGAAGAGCCGATTTACGGCTTCGCCGCTAGAGAAACACCTTTAGGTAAAACTTAAACCTAATTTTTAACAATCACAGTAGGTTAAAGTTAACCCAGCTAGGATTAATATTAACCAAGCACTTTTTTGAAGAAAATCAGGTTATATACTTTAAAAGTTTTTTGGAGGGTCTTCAATGGGTATGAAAAAAACTAAAATTTAGGTATATATAAAACCGCTCGTAGGTTTAATATAAACCGCTGGTTTTATATAGACCCACGTAGGTTTAACTTATACCTAATTTACTCTTTTTTTAAAACTCTTTATACTCATATAGAAAAACTTTTAAGTTATATAACCTGATTATATTAATAAATAACTAAAATAGAAAAAAGTCATTTGGACTAATATAAACCTACTAAAAAAAAAAATCGTATATATAACCCGAGCTTTTTTCTTCATTTTCCTCTTTTTGTATTTTTTCTTTTTATGTATATTTATGTAAATATTTAGTGTATAATGTATATATAAATATAAATAAAAGGAGGACAATAATGTATAGTATTAGTATTGAAGTTACTTATGACAAAGATTATGAATCTGACAGTTATAACAACTTATATGAAAGTGATGATTTTTTTAAAACTTATAAAGAATTTAAAACTAAAATAATTAATAGTATCTTAAACAAAAATAAAATAATATTTACTATTAAAATTTATATGGTTGGTATAGAATTTAGTAAAACAAAAACTATTCAATTAGATTATATAGAATTCGGATACAATTACATCGATGAAGAATATTATTGGTGCAATGGTAAAAATTGTAAAGTATTATATATCGATGGTAGACATTGTTATTCTGAAAAAGCAAAGAGGAAATAAAATGAAAAAACAAAAGAAAAAAGATTTTACTGAAACAGAACGAAGGTTAATGTCAGATTGGATATCTGAAATAAAAAAAAATGAAATACTTAAAAATAAAATTGAAAAACTAGGAGGAAA